TGCAACCCGGCTTTTATGCCTTCCCACACTAAAGAAGCGGCCGTTCCGATTGCGGCGAAGGCTTTTCCAAAAATGTTGAACTTTGCTTGTAGCACCGCTAGGGCGACGCCTACGGCGACAAATGCGACAACTAACAAAAAGATCGGGTTCAAGGCCATGACGGCGTTAAAAGCGGCTTGAACGGCTGTAAACGCGGTTGTGGCCGCTGTCCACGCCTTCATTGCAAAGTTGACGGCAAGAATGGCGGTAGCAATGCCGGCAATGGTTCCGCCAACTGCTAAGAAAACGCCGGTGTTGTTTTGTGCCCATTCGCCTAGTTGGGTGATGAACGGCAACACTTTTTCAATGGCTGGCAATAGTGCCGCGCCAATTGATTCTTTTGTTTCGTTTAGCCCAATCCCTAGCTTCTTGAATTGGCCTTCTGCCGTGTTGGCGGCGGCGGCCGCGTCACCGCCGAACGTATCGGCCAAAACCGACATAGCGCCTTCGACGTCTAACCCGTTTTTAAGAAGGGTTTTCATGCGCGGATCTAAGGCTTTTAATCCTTTGTCGTTGCCGGCGTAAGCCTTCGAAAGGGCGTCGGATACTGTCGCTAGATCCTTTCCGGTGCCTGCCGAAATGTCCAACGCCAATTGAAGGCCGCTTTGTGCTTGTTCTAGATCTTCGGTACCAATAACAAGTTTGGCTAATGCCGGGCGTAGTTCATCATCTGCCGTGGCGGTTGCCATTGATAAACCTGATAACCATTCTTCATTTTTAGATATTGCTTTATCGGTTGCCGTGGTAACGCCTCGAATGTTGCGCGCCAATTGTTCTTGTGCGGCCTGATCTTCAATGGCGGCTTTAGTAAAATCAACGGCGGCGGCGCCTAATCCGGCTAATGCGGCGGCGGCAGGAACGGCGGCTTTCTTAATAGCAAATTGGGCTTTTTCGCCGGTGGTTTCAAGCTGTTTGAATTGTTGAACCGCCTTGTCGATACCTGCCCCGGCAAATTCGGTGATGATTGGGATTGTTATAGCCACGGATCATTTGCCTTTCATAAGCCGGTCGGCGGTTCTCATTGCTTCAAAGGCCAATCCTTCAACGGCGCCTTCAACTTCGTTTTTGTGTTTCTCATACGCCGGCCACATAACGCGTGACGGTTTGCCCCATTTGGCGGAAAGGTTTCTTGACATTGTGCCGTTGCGGCCCATATCAAAAATGGTGTCAACCATGCCCGACCAACGAATAAAGAAAACGGCAAGGTTGCTATTACGGCCCTGAAATTCTTTAACCTTTTTTCCTGATACGCCGGCCTTAACAAGTTTGGTTGCCTTATTCGAATCCCACGGCAACATTTTAAAACCGCTTTTGGTTGTCCATGAATAGCGCCAACCCGACAAGGGTTCTTTCGGAATGTTGGCTTTTGCTTCCTGAATAACCGGGTCAACAATGCTTTTGTATTCTTTAGTAATTCCGCGCCGCAATGATGGTTCAAGTTTGTTCAAGTTCTTTAGCGCGTCTTTTAACCCGACAATTTCAATGTTCGTTTGAACGGTCATTGTTGGGCCTTTCTTTGCTTGTTAAGAACATCAATTGCGGTGTTCAGATCTTGGATTGTAAAACTTATTTCCGGGGGCCAATAGCCGGTTTCAATCAGGATTTCCGCCAATGATCGGCTTATTGATCCCCGTTGGTGGGGTTTGCGTTATCGCTATCAACAACTTCTAGTTTTACAAGCTTCTTCAAAAAATCGTCTAGTTGTAACGGCGGTGAATAACCACCGGTTTTTGCGGCTTCGTGTGCAAGGAATCCCAATTGTTCAATTGAAATACCGTTTGCAAGATCGGAAGCTTTAACTTTGAATTTTCGTTCTAGTTGGACTATGTGAAACAAGTTGGTTTCAACGACATAATCGTTTTCACCGGTGTTGACGTTTATTGATAATTTCATTTTTTCCTTTGCACGGTTAAGGGATTAGATCAGGGGCTAGTAACGTCGCGCGCCCATGTTCCATTTGTGAACGACAATGAAGCAACGGCCAATTCGCCAACGGTTGACATGATCGCCGGGTTGTTTTCAAGGGTGGCATTTGTGATAGTGAATTCGGGGTTCGAAGCCGATTCGGTTGTACCCGAAGGTGAAACAACGATTATGCAACTTCCGGCCGTTTGGATTGCGGCAAGAAGTGTTTCGACTTCTGTTGTGCCATAGGAAAGAAACAAATCCATGTTGACGGCGACAGTTTGCAAGCCTTGAACGGCGCGGTGCCCGGTGTCGCCAAATGCGGTTGATTCTAGATAATCGTAGCCAACCATCACTTCGCATTTTGTGCATTGGTCGGAAACGTCAACGGCGGAACCGCCGGTTGGTGTGATGTTAATTGTTGCATTGCCTAGAAAAGTGGTGGTTGCCATTTCTTGTCTTTCTCTTAGCGCCGTTGGGTTGCTACGGCTACGGTTAAATCATAGGAAGGTATTTCTTGCCCACCAATGTTTGTCAAGCTTGGGCGGCCTTCCAAAACATCAATGGTTGGGGTGTCAATAATTGTGTCGCATGTTGTGTAGAGGTAATCCACGGCGTCTTGGTTGCCGGGTGGTGCCGCCAATACGCGCAATGTGAACGTTACTTTTGCAACGTTGTAAGTGAAGGAAGTAAATGATGGGGGTTCAATTAAAACCGTCATTGGTCTTGCATTGCGCGAATCGGTCACGGTCACGATTCCTAGCGCCGCTAAACGTGAAGCAAGGGCGGCTTGTGATTCTGCTAGAAACCCGGTGGCGGCCATTAGGCCACCTGACTACGGTTAACGCCTAACAACCGCATGATTTCGCCCATTGATCCAATAGGCGCGCCGGTTCCCATTGATTCAAACGATTGAAACGAATCAACACTTCCGCGTTGCCTGTAAAGGCTTGCCGCATACATTGTTAGCGCGAGAGTGGCGGCGCTGTTTGGTGAATTCGTAAGCCCGTCATGGTAGCCGGCCTCGACGCGCTTACGGAATCCCCAACTGTTACTTGCCGCCGTGCAAGCAGTAACAAAGGTTGTGTCATTTGCGGTAGCTGTGGAAATGCCCAAAAAATCTAACACGTTTTGGTTTGTGATCCATGTGCAAGTTTGGGTGTGCGTAACTGTGCCGGTTGCGGCTTGTCGTTCCGAATCTGTCCCGGATTGGTTCACTAATAGTTGGTTCAAAATGATTACGTCGTAATCAAAAAGATAATCACCGTATTCGTCAACGCCTTCGAACAAGTATTGGGGAACGTCATAAACAACATAGGTGCCGTTAAAGGCCGCGTTGCCGGTGACTGTTATTGATTGACCAATTGAAACTTCGGTTGGTTCAAGGGTTTGCAAAATAGCCACGTTGTCTTTGCGTTGCGTGTGCGTAAGTGTGAACGCGGCCATTTTGCAATTTCCCTTTCGTTAGCTAGGTCTAGTTAAACAATTGCCGCTTTGACAAATTTTGTGTTGTCAATCATTAGCGCCGCAAATTGGCCACGGAACGCCACGGTGCGTGACAACGTAGAGGGTGAATCAATACTGATGGCGCCTTTTTGCATTTCATACAGTTCGTAACCTGACGCGTCGCCAACAATGACGGTGTCTGCCGGGAAGTTACGGTCAACAACGACTTGCAAGCCGAACGCCACGCCGTTTACCTGTCCGGGTGCAAGGTTACCAAATGCGTTCATTGGGCCGATCTGTGGGAACAATGGCCGATCCGCTGTGTCGGAAAGTTGCAAAAGAACACCCCACCATTCGGGGTTAACGAACAAGTGTGTTGGCAAGTTGCCGTTACTTGACGAAAGGATTGTTTGGGCGGCGCCGGCAATCCAACCCACCCAATAGGCAGGATCGGTTGATGAAGCACCGGCAAAGTTACGGGTCACGGAAGCACCGGCGGCTAGTTGATCGGCCGCGTAGTTGTCGGTTGCGTTGGCGTAAATTTTTGCCATGTCGTCTAACACGACTTGCAAAATTTCTGGTTGGCTTACGTCAATGTCGAATTCCGAAATGTTTACGTAGCCACCGAAAAGTTGTTTGGTAACTTGGTTACTTGAGACAACAAGTGTTCCGGCGGTTGGTGACTGTTCGCCGATACTTGCGCCAATTGAAGTGTGGGTTGTTACTTCGGGGCGAATAAATACTTTTCCGCCTTGTGGTAATCCGCGAACGCCCACGGCGTCGCATACCGGCCTACGACCCTGAAAATTGTTATAGACAGGGGCGACCACGCTAATCGGAAGGGTGCCCGGATTGTCGTTCGACACAATGTCGGGCGCGGCGGCGCGAATGTTTGCGCTCATTGCCTGCCATTGATCGCCGCCACAAAGAAGGGCGGAAATGTATTCGGCGGCTGTTGGAAGCTTGAATTCGCGTTTTGCTGTTGCAAAAATTGGGGTTGGGGTAGTTGCCTCGACAACTTCGGGTGATTCACTCATTGGAATTTCCTTTTCTTCTGTGGGTGGTGTTGTGGTTGGGGTGGATTCTTTTTCTTCTTGTTCATTGGGTACTTCGACCCAAACGCCTTCTTTTGTACGTTGGGCCGTGGCCGCTACGTCGTATATTCGGGCGTCGGAAAATGCCCCGGCGGTTACAAGACTGATTTCGACAAAATCGGCTTTTGAAACAACCATTGTTCCGTTTTTGTCATATTTGAATTGCGTTGGAATGGCGCCAACGGAAACCGCGTCAATAGCGCCCATAGTTAAAAGGGCCATTGCGTCATTTGCGCGCGTGTTGTTTTCGGCAAGCTTCGCGGTGAACATCATTCCTTCTTCGGTTGCTACGCGTTCGGTAACTAAACCGATCGGCAACCCGGCGTGTTCTTCAAGAAGTTTTGGCGCCGGCCCTGTTTCCGAAAGTGAACCGGGAAGGAACCTAACAACCTGACCACCTAGAACCGTGGCGTCAACATTCCACGGAACGGCCAAACCGGTTATTGAACGCTTAGGTGCTTCGGCGTTATCGGCCGCGGCGTCAATGGAAACAAACGTTGCTTTTAAGTGGATCATTCGACTTCTTCCAATTGATCGGGCGCTTCGCGTGGCGCGTTGGGGGTGGGCGGTTCAACCATGACTTCGGGCATGATCGAAGAATCCGAAAGGTAACTTTCCAAATCAAATTTGACGTGGCGGCCGCGCGGCAAAATTTGGTTCATTGAAAGTGTTTCTTGAATGCAATCAATGAATGGTTTAGCGCCGAACAAATAGAGATCTTGCCGGGCTTGTTGCGCGTTGTTGTAGGTCATGCCGGTTGTTCCAATTCCGACCATATATGGCGGAATATTGGCGGCGCGTGCAAGTTCAAGGGCGCTGTATTCGCGTGCTTCAACTAGTTGAAGCTTGGAAGGATCACTAGAAAATTCGTGCCATTCGACAAATTCGTTTAACGCGCCAATACTGTTTTGGCGTCGGGCGTTAGCCCACGCGCCGGCAAGTTCGCCTAGATCTTCGGCGCTCATGGGTTCGCCGCCTTTTTGTTGAAGGT